GCCGATCACCCGCCCCGACATGACGCACCGATTCGAGGGTGCGAAGTGCGGCAAGGATTGGACGTGGGCTTTTATCCAGGTGCTGGACGGCGAGCGGGTGTGCCGCAAGTGCAATCCGGACCGCGTGCTGTCGCGGAGCGCGTCGGGCTATCTGCAAGAGACGTTCATGGATCACGGCGAGCGAATCACGCAGGAAGCGCGAATGAATCGGAATGATGCCGAGGCGAGCGATTGGGTTGTCGTGGAGGACGGACAATGAGCGGCCCACCCCCTGACCCGAACGGCGGTTGCCCATACCTGCCGGGAAGCCCTGAAAAAGTCGATTGGCTCGAACGCCGCATGGCGGACGGCTGGTGCCTGTGGCACGAACACGACGCGAAGATGGAAGACCTCGCGACAGTCGAGACTGAGGGGGCCGCTTCCTACCAGCCAACCGGCGACGGCGAACCACCACGAGGGAAAGTCCGGCTAAGCAAGAAGGTCGGGTTGGTGGTGGAATCGATTGGAATCATTCACGAGTAATACATGCCCGCGTTCACACACGACATCGTCTACGACTTCGGCTACGTCCGCTTGCAGGTCAGATACGACATCAACCCCGGTTGGCCGGGCGACGGCATGACGCCGCGAGAGGATGCGTTTCCCGAGGGGATTCGGTGCAAGTTCGAGTGTGGCGTTATTCAAGGCGCGGACGGCGTGGAGATCGAGTCGAGGAACTACCCGATCCGTGTTTGCTGGGAGTACGGGCGGAAGTATCTGGCGAAGTACGAAGACGAGATCAACGAAGCGGTGGAGCGGCATTTTCACGAGCGGCAAGGGGACCATCTTGGCAGAATCTATTCTTGACCTGTTGTTTGATCCGGCGAAGAAACAACGCCCGAGGAGACTCATGGTCTACGGGCCTGACGGCGTCGGCAAATCGACATTCGCGGCGTCGGCTCCTGATCCGGTGTTTGTCACAACCGAGGACGGGCTGCGGGGGATCAAAGGGGCGATCCAATTCCCTGTCGCAAAAGACCTCGAAACATTCTGCGGCTACGTCGCGGCGCTCAAAGACCCGTCTCACGGACGCAAAACGCTGGTCGTTGATTCGACTACCGGCCTGACAAAGCTGATCGACGCCTGTGTTGCCGCGAAGGCCGGGAAGGCGTCGGTCGTCGAGATCGGGTTCGGCAAGGAACGGCCACTCCAACGCGAGGCGTGGGATGGCGTGCTCAATCTGATCGAGGATGTTTCGCTCGCAGCCAACATGACGGTTGTGCTGCTGGGCCACGCCAAGAACGACAGCTTCAAACCGCCCGACGGCGACAACTACAACCGCTGGGTGCCGAAGCTGCCGGACGAATGCCGGATGGCCGTGTGTGAGTGGTGCGACGAATACTTTTTCGCGACCTACAAGGTGTTCACCAAATCGGAAGGCGAAGGCAAGGCCGCGACACGGAAAGCGATCGGCTCCGGCGACCGGATCATGAAGACGACGGGGGCGGGGGCGTTCCTCGCCAAGAGACGGATTGAGATGCCCGACGAATTGCCGCTTTCGTGGGATGCGTACCAGTATTACGTCGACGGCGGCACCGACGAACAAACGAACGGAGGGAAGTTCTGATGGGGAACCTGGGCGACGTGTTTGGCGGTCAGTCGGCGAACGACATCGAGGAGCGGTCTTTCGACGTGCTTCCGATGGGCGATTACACGCTGGTCGTGACAGCCAGCGAAACGAAGACCACGAAGAGCGGAAACGGCACGTACCTGAGTTGCACGATGGAGATCGTCGAGGGCCAGCACAAGGGCCGCAAGCTGTTCGCGAACTTCAACATCAAGAACCCGAACGCCGAGGCGGTGTCGATCGCGCGTGCGGAACTGGCGGCGTTGTGTCGGGCTGTGCGAGTGCCGAACCCGAAGGATTCGAGCGAACTTCACGACAAACCCTTCGACGCCCGGATCGGCATCGAGAAGCGGAAGGACACCGGCGAAGCGCAGAACCGCATCAAGAAGTACGCGGTGCGTGGCGGTCTCGGTGCGACTCCGGCGGGAGCGACGACCGGCGGCGGTCAAGCGACGAGCGACAAGAAGCCTTGGGAACGATGAAGCATCGGGTGGGGCGCGGTCCCGGCGCAGTGTCGGGGCCGCGTTTTTCTGAGGGGAGATCATGCCACCGTTTTACAAACTGACGGACGCGCTGGAACAGCTTTACGAATCGATCACCGTCGGCGAGGACGGCAGTATCGACGAGGAGACGCGGGCCACGCTGGAAGCGATGCAACAGCCGTGGCGCGAGAAGGCGATCAACATCGCGCGGCTGGCCAAGAACCTGAGCGGCGAACTGGCCGCCTACGAACAGCACGAAGCGACGATCAAGGCGCGGCGGATGAGGATCGAGAAGCAAGTCGACCAACTCAAGAGCTATCTCCGCGAGAACATGGAGCGGCTTGGCGAAACGTCGGTCGAGGAAGGGACGATCAAGGTGCGGTTGTGTCGCAACGCTCAACCGACGGTCGTGCTGCAAGAATTGGGGCTGCACAACGTGCCGGCGGCGTTTGTGATTCATCCGGAACCGATTCTCGACAAGCGGAAGTGCCTGGAGCACCACAAGCGGGGTGAGTCGATCACCGGGGTCGAGTTTCTTGTCGGTCATCATGTGCGGATTTCGTGATGAGTAATGACAACCTTGCTGGCGTGTTTGGTGAGTACGGCGACGCACGATGCGTTCCTGACCGCATGTCATCGAAGTGGTCGTTTCCAACCAAGGCGTTTGGGATCACGTTTCGCAGCCGAACGGAAGCGCGATGGGCGATGGTGTTCAATGCGTTGACAGAACACTGGGCCTATGAACCCGAGTTATTCAAGTTCCGCGAGTTTTGGTACAAGCCGGACTTTTATCTTTACGATGACGAGACGTTCGTCGAGGTGAAGCCGGACCACGTTAGCAAGACAGAAGCCCGCAAGATTTTGAATGTTTGCGTGAGGACAAGCCGCCCTGTGTTATTGCTTCGCGGCAACCCGTCGCGAGACATTCAGAAGTGCGCAGTATTCAACAAGGCGACAAGCGGCTTTTATTTTGAGCACAGAAGGTTTGCCGATGGATGCTGCCCCTCTGGCGGGGCGGTATGTCCAGAGAATGAGTATTGCGACACGGAATGGTGCGACTTCTCGAAGGCGAACATCTTTCTTGATAGCGGCTGCGAGGTCGTAAGGACCATCGGCAGTTCTGCTGCGGAAAGTTTTTTGACGCAAAAGTGTCGATTCTGTGGTCCATGCGTTGATTACATGGAACGCTCCGGAATCGCTATTGGTAGAACCTGGGACAACGTAGACAACGCAGCCGCACACATTTTCGGCTGAGAGAACAGCAATGCAACTCCGTTACTACCAATCCGAAGCTATCGATGCCGCTTGGAACTACCTGCGGAACAACGACGGCAATCCGTGCATCGAGATTCCGACCGGCGGCGGGAAGTCGGCGATTATCGCCACGATGGCGCGGCAAGCCGTCGAACAATGGGAAGGCCGCGTCGTCATCCTGTCACACGTTCGGGAACTGGTTTCGCAGGTCGCGGGGACAATCGCCAAGATCGCGCCGAATCTCCCGATGGGGATTTACTCGGCTGGTCTGGGCCTCAAGCAAACACGCGAGCCGGTCATCGTGGCCGGGATTCAATCCATCTACAAACAGGCGTTTCGGGCCGGTCCGTTCGACATCATCATCGTCGACGAAGCGCAACTCATTCCGCCGAGCGGCGACGGCATGTATCGGCAGTTTATCGACGAGTGCAAGATTGCTCGCCCGACGGTCCGAGTTATCGGCCTGACGGCGACACCGTACCGCATGTCGACGGGCCTGATTTGTCACCCGGAAAACGTGCTCAATGAAATCTGCTACCGCGTCTCCGTCAAAACGCTGATCGATCAAGGCTACCTGTCGCGGCTGCGGTCGAAGCGAGGTGTGTCGGCGGACCTGTCGCAAGTCCACAAGCGGGGCGGCGAGTACATCGAAGCCGAGATGCAAGCGGCAATGATGGGTGTTGTTCGGCCTGCGGTCGCTGAAATGCTGCGGTTGGCCGAAGGTCGAAAGTCGTGCCTCGTGTTCTGTGCGGGAGTGGCGCATGCCGAAACAGTTCTCAACCTTCTCCGCGAGGCGGGCGAGGATGCGGACCTCGTGACCGGCGACACGCTTCTCCCGATCCGTGACGAGATCATCGGTCGGTTCAAAGCCGGTCGCCTGCGGTGGCTGGTAAATGTGACGGTCCTGACGGTCGGGTTCGACGCGCCGAACGTCGATTGCGTGGCGATCCTGCGGGCGACCCTGTCGCCGGGGCTGTTCTACCAAATGGTCGGGCGGGGGTTCCGCTTGGCCGAAGGGAAGCAAGATTGCCTTGTGCTCGATTTCGGGTCGAACCTCGATGTTCACGGGCCGGTCGACCAAATCATCGCGAAGGACGCCCGACGACCGGGCGAAGCTGGCGAAGCGGTCGTCAAGAAGTGTCCGCAGTGCGGGGATATCTGTTTCGCCTCGATCCGGTTTTGCCCAGGTTGTGGCCACGAGTTTTTCACGCCGAAGCCCAGGCACGATCCGACGGCGACCGACGCGGCGGTGTTGTCGTCT